CCCATACGAAATCTTCCACCAAATTGGGGTTTTAGGATGAAAACTGTCACCATGAAGGTTTCGGACCTTAGTGTCGATCCGGCCAACGCACGCAAGCACGACGAAAAGAACATTGATTCGATCATTGCTTCCCTTCGTCGCTTCGGGCAACAAAAACCGATCGTTATCGATGCTTCCAAGGTGGTTCGAGCCGGGAGCGGAACGCTAGAGGCAGCGAAGCGGATTGGATGGGAAACCATCGAATGCGTCGAGACCAATCTAAAGGGCTCTGACGCTATCGCCTACGCTATCGCCGACAACCGGACGGCGGAACTAGCCGAGTGGGATTCGGATATCTTAGCGGCTCAATTAAGCGGCTTGCTGACCGACGACGAGGCACTAGCCAATGCAGCGGGTTTCTCGGCTGAGGAAATCGAGGCGATGCTAAGCGACCTAGCCGAAGATAGCCCGGAGGGCTTGAGCGATGAAACCTACACAGCCAAGATCGTAGCCCCAATCTACGAGCCAAAAGGCGAATGCCCAAAGGTCTCTGACCTATTCGACCACTCGAAGACAACGACGCTAATCAAAGGTATCAAGGCGGCTAAACTACCGGCAGAAACGGAGGCGTTTTTGCTTTTGGCAGCGGAGCGGCATACATCTTTTCATTTTCGCAACATCGCAGAGTTTTATTGCCACGCAACGCCAGAGGTTCAGGACCTTATGGAGCGAAGCGGACTGATTATTATCGACTTCGATAAGGCTATCGAGTACGGTTTCGTTCATATGACCGAGCGGCTCGGGCAGCTTGCCGATATCGAGGAGGCGAACGATGGCGATGCGTGAGGACTTCTGCGCGTTTATTTTAAGCCACGGCAGGCCCGATAGGGTTCACACCTACAAGACGCTTCTAAAGGCGGGGTATACTGGCAAGATTTATATCGTTATCGATGATGAGGATAAAACCGCAGATCAATACAGGGCAATCTTTGGCGATAAGGTTCTACAGTTCTGCAAAAGCGAGTACGCAGCGAAGCTAGACGAAGCGGACAACACGGGCAAGCGAACAAGCACGATCTACGCCAGGGCGGCTATGTTCGACTTGGCACCTAGGCTAGGGTGCAAGTATTTTATCCAGCTAGATGATGATTACACTGATTTTGCCATTAGATTCAATTCTAAGGGCGAAGGTTGCAGGATCGTGGTCAAGCAAATAGATGAGGCCATTTCTGCGCTTCTAGAGTTCTTAATAAAAACACCATCGCTAACTATGTGCATGGGCCAGACGGGAGAGCTTATAGGCGGAACCGATCAGAGCGGAGGGAACTGTCGAAAGCTTCGTCGAAAGGCAATGAACTCAATGATATGCGATATCGATAGGCCTTGGGTTATGATGGGAAGGATGAATGAAGACGTTAGCACATACGTCACCGAAGGCAGGCGAGGAAAGCTTTTTTTTACTGCGCTTCAGATTTTGCTTACGCAAAAACAAACGCAATCCAACGCGGGTGGAATGTCAGAGCTTTACATCGACAGCGGCACATATGTCAAGTCGTTTTACTCGGTGATGCACGCCCCGTCTTGCGTGCAAATTGGAACGCTAGGAGACCACAGAAGCCCGCATTATCGAATCCACCATAAGATCAACTGGCACAAGGCAGTGCCTAAGATCATCCGGCAAGATTTTAAGAAATGATGCGGCAGACTCGATTATGGGAGAGAGCCTTGAGAGAACGGTGGCCGATACCCGAAGCGATGCGGAGCGTGATAGTCAAGTCGCTCGGAAAGATATTGCTAGACGCCAATTCGTCGGCCAGGGAAAAGACCGCAGCGGCCAAGGCTCTAATGGCGGCAGATTCGCTGAACGTCCAGCAAGAGAGGATGGACCAAGCAGATGAACACGAACGCAGGCAGCGAATGGTGGAACTCGCTCGACAACTCAGCCCTGGAGAAGTTGCTAGGCTCTCGGCTGAATCAGGCGTCGTTATCGATGGCTTCATCGTCGACGAGTGCGACGCCGAAGAAATCGAAGGACGCGGAGAGGATGGCCCGAAGGAGGGCAGCGGAACGTGACATAGCGATTCCAAGGCCAGCGAACCCCTCTAGGCGTCTTGAGGCCGAGTCTGATTGCTCCCTTTGGCTCTCGACCTATTTCGGTTCCCAGTTCTTCGAGGCGTGGACCTCCGACCGTCTAGCCATGATCGAATCGATTATCGACGCGGCTAGGTACGGTGGGGATCAAGGTATCGCAGGGCCTCGCGGCGAAGGTAAAACGACGTTAGCTATTCGCGTTGCGTTGTACCTAATGGTCCGTGGTCTATCGACGTTTCCCGTCGTCATTGGAAAGAACGCCGACAAGGCGAAAAAGGAAGTGCGCGACCTAGTTGAGCAACTGCAGCAAAACGACCTGTTTATCGCGGACTATCCAGAAATCGGGATCCCGTTCCAAGCCGTTGGCGGTTGGTCGAGCCGGGGCCGGATGCAGACTTGCGGCGGGCAGTCGACCAATATCGTTATCGGGCCGGAATTCTTTGTCTTTCCTGCGATCAACCGCGGGCAAATTCCCGATTGGCCCAAAGAGATCGAGCCGTGTAGCAGGGGGCAGGTGTTCTACAGCCTGGGAATTGACGGGGCGATCCGCGGTACTAAGTTCCGATCAATGCGTCCGACGTTGGCGATCATTGACGACATCGAAGACCGGGAGGCAGCGGCAAGCGAAACGATGATTGCGAAGAACGAGGAAATCATCGAGCAGGACATCGGCGGGCTCGGGCAATCTTCCGAGCGCATCCCTCGGGTTGGGCTTTTTACCATCCAGAATCGAAAGTGTATTGCCTTCAAGTACACCGACCCAAAGCAGAAACCCAGCTGGAGGGGCAAGCGATACCGCAAGCTTGTGACCAAGCCGGATCGGATGGACCTGATTGAGCAGTACATCGACCTTCGCAAAGGGCGCAAAGCCGACGACCCGGACGCCAGAGAAGCGTTTCGGTTCTGGCGCGACAACCAAGCCGAGATCGAACGCGGGGCGGTAGTAAGCAATCAGGCAAGCTACTCCCGAAAGATCCACAGCGACGGCGAACCGATGGAGCTATCGGCGGTTCACAGCTATTTCAACCGGGTAGCCGACCGTGGCCAAAAGGCAGTATCGACCGAAGACGACAACGACCCACCAGAGGAAGCCGGGCCGATGGGCTTAGGGATAACTCCCGCTCTTGTCGAGTCGCGGATAAGCGGATTGGTCCGAAGGCAACTGCCAGCCAATACCGTGGCCCTGACAGCGGCGATCGACCTGGGCAAGTATTACCTTCATTGGGTTGTTACGGCATGGTGGCACGGTGCTGGAGGCGTTGTAGCGGACTATGGTATCCAGCAGGTCTACGGGACCGATAAGAGCATGGATCACGAAGCTAGCGAGCCGATGATTTATCAGGCCCTCCTATCGCTCCGAGATGAACTACTCCAAAAAGAATTCATCGACACAACCGGAACGCGAAGACCGATCGACTTTTGCCTAGTCGACTCCGGGGCGTTTACCAATGCGGCGTACTCATTCTGCCGCGAAGTCGGCGGGATCTTCCACCCATCGAAGGGGCAAGACCCATACCATCGAAAAGCCAAGTCTAGTTCGGTGACAATCGCAGGGGCCAACCTGCACGCTCAAAAGCTTCCATCGTCGAATGTTTGGTTATATGAACTAGACACCAGCTATTGGAAGCAATTCATTCACGAGCGATTCCTTACCCCGACTTTTGACGATGCAAACATGCTTCGGCGCGGATCGCTTTCGGTGTTCAGCCTAGAAGACGAAAAGCGGCATTCGCAGTACGCGCAGCATATCGCAGCCGAAGAGTTAGTCACCAAGTTCACTGAGGGCAAAGGGGCTAAAACCTATTGGAACGTCCGGGACAGCAATAACCATTGGCTCGATGCGACTTACATGGCGGCGGCAGGCTCGGAGGCGTGCGGCGTAAAATTGATAGCCCCATCGGAAATCGAAGTTGCCCCAAAACACATTGGCGATGAGCCCAAACAAGCCAAGCCTGTCCAGCAAGCCTACAGGCACGGGCAGCAACGATTTAAGCAGCGTCAGGGTGGATGGATTCCCAAGAGAAGAGGGTGATATGAGCAAAAGACCAAAGCGAATCGACAGGCCAGCAACGCAAGAGGCTATCGAGCCGATCGAGATCATCGAGCCGGTTGAGGCGGTGGCGGTTATTGAGGCCCCCATCCCCCGGGAAGATGAGGCAAGGCCTTGCACCCTTTGCGAATCACGCCGACCGATTGGCAAGAGCTACAGCCGGGTCTATTGCACCAAGAGCAATGCCCGATATTGCAAATGCTCCTATTGCGGGCACACCTGGACCCAAGAGCGTAAATAATTTGTAGCAGTGTACTAATGGAATAGTACAGGCATCTACCAAGCAACCGCAAGCCATGCAACTATTTACGCATGGCATCAGCGGCAAGCCTTCTAGCACTAATCGACGCGGCTATCGAGGCCCTTATAAATGGGGGAGCCTCTCAGTATAGCATTGGTTCTCGGACTGTAACCAAGCTCGACCTGTCGACATTGATGGCTGAGCGAAAAGCATTGCTTCATCAGGTCCAACGCGAAAGCGGATCGGGCGGCATCTCCCTCGGTAGAATCGTAGGGGGCCGTCGATGATTACCAAGCTTATCGATTCCGTAGTCTCGGCAGTTAGCCCTATCGCGGGATTGCGACGGCAGGCAGCACGTAAGGCCCTTGCAAGATCGTACCAAGGGGCCGAACCGTCGCGAGTATCGAGCAATAGGCACCCGAAGAACCTACCAGCCGACCAAGAGCTAATGGGGCCGTTCGGGGCAGACCGTCTCAGGGCAGAGGCTCGGCGATTGGTTCGAGATAATTCCTATGCTTGGGGTGTTGTTGACACTATCGTTTCTTCGGTTGTCGGGGCTGGCATCCAGGCCCAATCGACCTTTGAGACTCCCGAAGGCGATGACATTGAAGACATCAACGACCTGCGCGATAAGGCTTGGTCTGAGTGGTCCGAAGTCGCGGATATCAACGGGCGTTTGACGCTCGAAGAAATCCAGATTATCGCTCTTCGCGAAATGGTCGAAGCGGGCGAAGTGCTTATCCGCATCGTCAATTTACCCTCGACCGAATACCGTGGAATCTCTCGACCGATTCCTATGGCCCTTGAGATCATCGAAGCCGACAGGCTAGCGACCGATCGCGATACCTACACGATGGGCATCGATCGCGGCGATGGTACGCGGGTAATTCGTGGCATAAAAGTCGATGAATCGGGCAAGCCCCTTGCCTATATGATCTATGACGATCACCCGCTACAGCCTTACGCGGTAAGCCGAACGCCGAAGGAAATCCCGGCCAGGGAGATTATCCACCTGTTTCGGCAGGATCGAGTCGGACAGACTCGCGGCGTTACTTGGTTTGCACCAGCGTTGGCGTCAATCAGAGACCTCGGAACGTATCTTGACAACGAGCTGCAAGCTTCGGCTATCGCGTCTTGCTTCACGGCGGCAATCAAGACCGAAACGCCGATGGGCGAACTGAGAAATCCAAGGACTGGCAGCGGGACCGACAAGGACGGCAACAGGGAGCGATACCTAGAGCCGGGATTAATTTTCGATTTGAACCCGAATGAGTCGGTCGAGGTTATCAACCCAACGCGGCCAAACACTTCGGCGGGCGAATGGACCAAGGTTATCCTTCGAGGGATCGCGGTAGGGACCGGGCTATCCTACGAGGTTGTAGCACGCGACTATTCGCAGACCTCCTACAGTTCGAGCCGGACCAGCCAACTCGAAGATCGGCGGCGGTTTCGGATCATCCAAAAATACATCATTCGGCACTTGCTACAGCCCGTCTGGGATCGCTTCTGCGATGCAGCGACTCGAACCAGCCTTGACGGTTTTCCATCGCCTATCGACCTGCTAAGCGATCGCAGACGGTTTACCCCTGTTGAATGGCAAACGCCAAAATGGGAATGGGTCGATCCAGGCGTTGAGCAACAGACCAGCGAATCGGGCATCAACTCATTTACAGCGACCTACTCCGAAGTGCTTGGGGCTCAGGGGCTCAACTTCCGCACGGTGTTCTACCAACGGGCCAAAGAAAACCGATTGCTTCAAAAGCTCGGTTTGCAGACCCCAGAACAGACGCAACTAGCCATTTCGGCGGCTCAAACCCAAGGGGCGGCAGAAACACAACCAGCGACCGGCAGCGGCGAAATGATGGGGCTATCGACGCTTCAGTTCAATCGCAACCGCAAAGCCATTGCCAAGACGCTCGACGAGCTTTCCGGCGGGGCCATTAGCGAAGCGGCGGCCAGGGTGTTCCTATCGTCGGTCGGCATGAGCGAAGCAAGCGTACAGGCCTTAATCGACGACGCAAAAGACGGATCGGTGGACACGCTACCGGCTGAGGTGACAGCATGAAAAAGAGCGACCTAATCAAGCGACGAAAAGAGCTCGACGCTAGACACCAAGCCAAGCCAATCGAGGGCGGTTCGATCGTTCGCCAATTTGGGACCGTGAAAGATGGTCGGGCGGTGATTGCGACAGAGACGCCGATTGACATCTACGATCAGGATCGAGGATGGATCAAGCAAGTTTTGTTGATGGATGGCGTTCGATTTCGCAACGACAAAAAGCAGTTGCCTATCGTCGATTCGCACAACGACAAGACGGTGCGCAACGTCTTTGGGTCAATTCGCAACATCGTAATTGAAGGCGATGAGCTGCTGGGCTTGCCTGACTTTGCAAGCGATGCGGACTCGCAGATTGTCGCGACAAGATACACCGAGGGCCACCTGAATGACTTTTCGATTGACGCCCAGATCCTAGAGCGTCAATTTGTTCGAGAGGGCCAAACGTACACCACCCGACAAGGCAAGGTGATTGAGGGGCCAGCGGAAATCGTTACCGCATGGGAACCTCACAACGCTTCGATCTGTGCAACGGGCGCAGATCCGAATTCTACTGTTCGCAGGTCTTACGACCAGGAAAGGGTTACGCGTATGGACGAGTCGCTTTTGGCAACTCTCAAGGGGCTCGGGTTGCCAGAAGGCATGACCGATCCGATGCAGATCATTGTTTACCTCGCAGGCAAGGCGGCAGGCCAAGCCGGTTCTGACGCGGCTCCGATGGGGCAAGTCGAATCGATGGCAGGCATGGAGAAAGAGCCCGAAGAGGCGATGCGGGCCGAGCATGTCGAGCCGACTGAAGACACAGAGAAGAAAGTCGAAGCCGAAGTTGCAAGACAACTCAAGGCCCACGACGACCGACGCAAGACTATCGTTGCCCATTGTACGCTTGCGAAGCTTGAGCGAAGCTTTGCAGACACCTTGGTTGACGATCCATCCGTGACCGTTGAAATCGCTCAAGAAAGGATCATCCGAAAGATGGCCAGTCAACCACTAGGCGGGGCCGTCGAGGGCTCCAGTTTCAGCGTGACCGAAAGCGAACATGATAAGTTCATGGCTCAGGCTTCGGCGGGCTTGGTTCAGCGATGCTGGAAAGGCCAGATCAAGACTCAAAAGGCTCCAGACGTACAAGGCGCGGAGCACTTCCGTAACCTTGGGCTTTATCGGCTCGCTGAGGCTTGCGTCCGGCGAATGGGCGTCAATCCAGAGCACCACAACAAAGGCGATATCGTTCGCATTGCAATGGGTCACCCGGGAATTGTTGGCCGACTGAATATCCGTCGATCCAACGACGTTTACCACACCAGCGGCTCGTTTTCTAGTCTGCTTTTGGATGCGGCCAGCAAGACCCTCACGGCGTCTTACGTCGAGGCCCCATACACTTGGGACCAATGGGTGCGACAAGCACAGTCGGTTGATGACTTCAAAAACATCAACCGAATCAGCCTTGGCGAATCGCCAAACCTTGAAGTGGTCCCAGAGGGCAAGGACTACCCCGAAGGCAAGGTTGTCGACCAGCGCAAGTCGTACAAGATCGAGAAGTACGGTAAGGAATTTACCGTCACCTGGGAAACCGTTATCAACGATGACCTCGATGCCCTTTCCCGCATCCCCGCGATGCACGGATCGGCCGCTCGCAGGACGCAAGAAAAGGCGATCTACGATGTTTTCCTATCAAATCCGTTGATGCCCGATGGGTTCAATCTTTTCTCGGCATCGCACACTTCCGGGACTAACCTTTCGGGCGGTGCAGCGGCTCCGAGCAAAACGACCCTCGACAAAGCCTTTGAGGTGATGGGCAAACAGAAGGGGCTTAACAGCGATGTGTTCCTTGGGCTTACCCCGTCGATCCTCTTGGTGCCTTTGGCCTACGCAGGGACGGCATTGGAGCTTGTCAATTCGACGGCTTCGGTCGAGAGCGAAAAGAATAGCGGCGTCTCGAATCTTTACGGTCGTGGCGGTGCTCGGCAGTTGCGGGTTGTTGCAAGTCCATACCTGGACGCAAACAGCGGGACCAACTGGTACGCAATCGCCGACAACAGCCTGATTGACACGGTTGAGATAAGCTTCCTGAGTGGCGAAGAATCGCCAGTCTTGGAGTCGGATTACAACATCCGAAACGATTCGTACATCTACACGGTGCGCCAAAGCTTCGCAGCGGCGGTTATCGAGCATCGCGGCATCTTCGCTAATCGTGCGTAGTGTCGATTGAAATCTAGCCCCTGGGCGATTGCTTGGGGGCTTTTTGGGACGGCAACAAAATTCACAAAATAGGAACATAAGAACATGGGCGACATGCGCGACTTTCAGGCTTTTTACGACGATTTCAACGGTGCTGTGGCAACGTTCCCGACATCGGCAGACCCGGCAACCGCTTGGCTTGTTGATGATACATCATCCTCCGGGGCTCCAACCTATTCCAAGGGAACGAGCGAAGCGACCCTGACGCTTGCATCCACAAGCGAAGTCGAAAATGTTTGTTTGCACTTCAACGATGCACTGGACTTCGACATCGACTTGATTCAGCGGCTTGAAATGCGGGTGAAGATCGGGGCGGCTACCTTTACCAGCGGCTCAATCCTCTGCTTCGGTCTTGGCTCGGCACGAAACGATACCGCCAACGATGTTGCGGCCAACGCTTGGTTTCGCATGGAGGGAGCAAGCAGCACAACGCTCGTTTACCTTGAGACCGACGACGGCGTACGCGACAACGATGACATTTCCAGCGGCGTGACGCTTGGGACAACCTACAAGGAATTCGTCATCGACTTCACTGGCGGCAAGAGCGATGTCAAATTCTACATCGACGGCCAGCGGGTCGGCGCGACAACCACCTTCGACATGAGCGGCTACTCCTCGGGATTGCAACCGCTTGTTCAGTTGCAAAAATCGTCCAGTGCCAACGTCGATTCGGTTGTTGTCGACTACTTCAAGGTGACTTGCAAGCGAGCCTAATTGATGAGCTTGCACGATATCATTATCGAGGATGCCAAGAACGTATTCGCCAACCCGCAAGACTTTGCCGAATCGGTCGTTTACTACAAGCGAAACGGTCGGTCGAGGAAGATCAACGCGGTGGTTATTCGCGAGGCCCTTGGCATCCTTCCCGAGGATGGTGACGTTGTTTATCCGATGTTTGAAATCCACGTTGCTAACGATCCCTCCGAGGGAATCGCAAGCGACGAATTGAACTTGGGCGGCGATCAGTTGGAATTCTCGGATCGAGTCGGCCAGCCACCAAAGCGGCATTCGATCCTAAAGCTACTCAGCCATGATGAAGGGATGCTAGTCCTAGAATGCCGTTAGCAGTCGTCGAAGAAATCGCCGTTGTCCTGAAATCGCGTCTCGATGCGATGATTGACGATGCTACGTACTCGACGGCGATCAGCGAAGTACAGCGACCGAATCGGTTTGCCAGCTTTACGCCAGCCCACAACCAGATTGTCCTCACGCAAGGGCCAGCCGAGCGGGTGCCAGACCTGGACAGGCCCGGCAACCCTCCTGCCAATGCGATGCGGCAGACGTTTAATATTCACTGCCATATCCTCCAGGATGAACGCGGGACCGAAACCATCGACGAACTACTAAACGCTTTCCATGCCGACGTTATCAAGGCCGTTTGCAATGGCTCTAGCACTTGGCACACGTTCGGCGGCAATGCAATCGATGCAACCTGGGGCAGCATTCAATTCATCGCGGCAGACGGCGGGATAGACGGATTGACGATCCCATTACAAATTACTTGCCGATACTCCGAAGACGACCCAACGGAGCTGCGAAACTGATGATAAATGTCACAGTCGATCAAGAATCGTTACGACAGATGCGGGCCAATCTAGGGGCCTTCGGTGACCATTTGCCAAGGCATCTAGCAACAGCGGTCAATCGGGCGGCTAGGTCCGTTCGAGTCGAATGCGCTCAAGCCTTAGGGCCTCTCGTCAATTTCAAGCTAAGCAGCGAAAACAAAGGCGTAGCCAAGCCAATCAGCAAGGCCAAGACGCTAAAGAAAACGATCAAACAAAAGAACAAAGCGACCCCAGGAAATGCGGGCGTTACTATCGGACTTTGGGAGGGGCATTACTTCCCGGTCAAGTATTTCGAGGGCAAGTCCTACAGTCGAAAGCGTCGAGGCAAAATCAAAAGCCTTGGGGCGCAGTACAAGACCCATGTGGGCGGCGGTTGGACAGTGGTTCAAGATGGCTTTGTAGCCTCTCGATGGCGGGGCGATATCTACAAGCCCGCTTCCGAAGGCTCTCGCAAGCTTCTTAGGGTACTTGGCAAAAGACCCGGCGATTTCTTCCGGGAGGGTAATATTGGAGAGATTGCAGGGGCCAAAGCACGCGAACGGCTACCCATCGAAATTAATCGACGGCTACGCGAAATCACACTGGCGGCAAGCGGCAAAATTAAACTTACGGCAGGCAGGCGAAAAAGAGACACAGGAGCAGGGTTAGACTAATGACACTACTAAAACGCAAGCGGGTATTGGCAGCGAAGATTGAGACGACCCCAGGCACCGCCGAAGCATTGACGGCAGCGGAAGCCTCTTTTAACTGCTATGAGATTGCCATTCAACACGAGATCGAGACCGAAGCCCGAGAGGGCCAAGGATCGTTTGGGATGCGAGCGTCGACCCCCGGCGGTTACAAAGGCAAGGTAACATTCAAGCACGACGCATCGTGGGACGGGACAGCAACCGAGCCATCTTGGGCTGATACGTTTCTTCCGGCTTGCGGATGGGTCAAGTCTGGTCAAGTATTCACCCCTCGCACAGAGGCCCCAGGAACCAACGTCAAGACCCTGACGATCGCGGTGTACATCGACGGCAAACGCAAGACCTTGCGGGGATGCGTTGGCACGTTCAAGGCCAATTGCATGAGCGGCAAGACTGTCGTTTTTGAGTTTGAGTTTATCGGTATCTGGGATTCGCCTACCGACGTTGCGATCCTCGCACCGACTTACCCAACGGCTAGCCCATTGCGGTTTGCGTCAAGCGTGACGACCTGGAACAGCGTTGACCTTGCCGTGGAATCGATGGTGCTCGATTCGGGTAACTCGATGTTGCTCCGAGAGGACTCAAGCGATGTTTCCGGATTCAAAGCGGGCTTGATTTCCAACCGCATCGTCAAGATCACTGGCAACCCAGAAGCCAAGCTAGTTGCTACTCAAGATCGCTACGGCAAGTATCTTGACCTGAGCGAACATGCTTTGACGTTCGACATCGACGGACCAACCAACAGCAAGATCACAATCGCGGCTCCAAAGGCTCAGATTGTGGCGATCAGCGAAGCCGACCGGGAGAATATGGTTGTCGATGAAATCGAATGGCAAGCCAACCGCAACGGATCGACAGCAGACCAAGAATGCTCGATCACCTTTACCGCAGCGACCTAACACGGAGAGACCATGCCAATTTTTCTAGAGCCAGATCAGAGCTTTCCGGTCTGGCTGGAATCCGACAAAGACAAGCCTGAAGAGTCTAGACCTACGTTTTTCGTGCGATCCCAGTCGATGCGAAACCAACGCAAGGTGCTCGAAGTGCTTGACGTTATCCACAGGCCCGGCGTAACGGTCGAACAGATTTTCAATGAGACTGTCGAGCAACTTAAAAAGGTGCTTGCTGGTTGGTCGAACATGAGCGGCATCGCGTTTGGCCCCGAGGCTATCGAGGACGTTTTCACGCTCACGGAGGCTAGGGAATTGCTCAGGCTGGTTGCCTACAATCAGCGAATGGACACAACCGAAAAAAAAGGCTGAGAGTCGCGGCGATGATACGGCAAGGAATGCTTTGCCTTTATTGCAGCGACAAGGAATGCAAGGACAGGGGGACCGATGCAGAACCAATTGAAATCGAGTGCGTTGCGTGCAACGGGGCAGGATGCGACGAATGCACCGAAGGCGTTTATCGCGTCGAGGGTTGCCCGAATCAGTATTGCAGCGGACTTACTCAGTTTGTCGAGTTGGTCGATTTGTTCGATGAGGGCCTACCCCCGGTAGCAGGCGGTGCGTTGGATCAGTCGGCTAGTTTTATCGAGGCGTCACGGCGGTTTAAAATCGAAGAACAACGAGCGAAAGCGGAACGGAAATAAGCGATGGCCGGGGACGCAATCAAGATCGTTATCGAAGCCGAGGACAAGGCATCCGCGCAGGCGATCAACGCATCGAGGAACATCGAGAACGCGGTCAAGGGCGTTAAGGAAACGGGGCAGAAGGCCAAAGCATCGACTGAGTTTATCGGCGTGCTAGCAGGGCAGCTAGGCGGCTCGCAGTTGCAACAGGCAGCGGGTGGAGTCGCGGCGATCACGGAAAAGGTAGGGCAGTTCTCCGAGGTAATGAAAGCCGGTGGCGTTGGGGCGATGGCGTTTCAGGCCGGTATCACGCTTTTGGTGACAACGCTATCGTTTAATCTCGGCAAGTCGATTGGCGAAGCTATCTTTGGCGTTCGAGAGCTCAAAGACGAATTTGGCGAAGCTCAAACTCAGGTCGAAGCGTTTACGGCTCGAATGAATGAGGCGGCAAACAAGGGCTTTAAGGAAAAGCTTGAGGATTTATCTTTAATCAAAGACCCGGCCAAGCAACAGAATGAAGCCGTCGCAGCATTCGAGGAAATTCAAGCTTCGATCAACAAAGCCTACGACAGCTTCCATCATCGCCAACGTGAAATCGAAAAGCTTACGATGGAAAGCGGGTTGCTTGGAGACAATCAAGACGCAATCAACAATTTGATTCTTGAAAACAATCAATACGTCGACACGATCGACAACCTTGAGAAGCAGAAGGTCGCTTTGGCCGACGTTTACGGCGAACGGGCCAACGGCATCAAGGCAATCAAGGCGCAGCAAAAGGCCGAGGATGAAGCAGCGGCAAAAGCCAAGCAAACGCAAGCGTCGATACAGTCACAGCTAAAGAAAAGCAACTACGCCTACATCGAGCTTACCGAGGGCGTCGATGCGGCTCGGATGGCTCAACTTGTCGATGAAGGTATCGACGAAACAAACGCTAAACGGATTGTGTTTGCAGAGCAAGCAACGCGGCTAGAAAAGGAACGGGCCGACGCGAAGAAAAAGGACGACGACCAAGAAGCCCAAAGGATTCAACGCATCGCGGATTTGCAGGCCAGCGAAATCGACCGAATCAAAGAGCAAAAAGTATTGCTCGAAGAGGGCGAAGAGGCAGCGACTAGATTCAGGCTTGAGCAGCAGGGGCTAGGCAAGGAAGCAGCGGCTCGAATCGCATCCGAGCAAGCAGCTTTGGACCGGCAAAAGAAACAGGGCGAACTAGCCAAGAAGCTTGCCGAGAAGCCCCAGCTAATGAGCGTAGAACAGCGGCTAGTATCGCGGGGCGTTAATGAGGACACGCAAAAGAATATTGCAGCCAACACGCTAAAAACCGTCGAACGGCTCGAAGACGTTGCGGCAGCGATCAGAGACCAATCCAAGCCCCAAGCGGCAGACGCCTTGCAAGTGGAGTTTGTTGGATGAGCAACATAATCGAAGTCACTGAAATGTGGAGCAAGCCGACCTCATCGGTAAGCCTTTCGGACAACTTCCGCAAGCGATCGATCAAGCTACAGCGGGCGTTTCAGATCCTAACGAAGCCAACGGCTAACGAGTACGATTGCTATCGATCAACTGGCATCCTCGAAGGCGATCGATTCAGCGATCAGTTTCCTTATGCCTTTGCGGACAACTTTTCCTTGTCGCGCCAAAGCCTTATCCTATGGCAGCTAAACATCGACTACAGCGGCGAACTAGGGCCAAGCGACAACCAGGACAACCCGTTATTTACTCCTCCTAGAATCGACTGGGACGACGTTGAAACCGAAGAGGAAATAGACGAGGACTGGGACGGCAAGCCGATTCAGACTATCAACGGCGAACCGATCGAGGGCGTCAAGACGCTCTTGCCAGATCAGACCGTATCGATTAAACGGAACATGCTTTTGTTCAACCCGTTCATCCAGGCCCGATACCGCCGATCGGTCAACAGCGATTCCTATCTTGGATGGCCTCCTGGCACCGCAAAACTAATGAAGCTATCGGCGTCAAATGTCGTCACCCCCGAGCTTGCCTACTGGGAGGTGACCGGCCAAATCAGATTCCGCTATCCATACCGCACGACCAATGAGCGGGCATGGTATCGACGGGTTCGGCATCAAGGCTATTATAAGCGGGTCGACGTAAGCAACAACGAAACGCAGATCATCCGAGCGATGAAGGGCGGCGAACCGACTAACAGGCCGGTCTTGCTCGATGCCGAAGGCTACGAAATCCCGCAGGGTGACGGCCAGCAGGTCGAGGCCCATTGGCTAGAATTTAAGATTTACGATTCCCTTCCCTATGGAGCATTGGGCTTACTATGACAACCGTAACCGACGTAACAATGATTCTGCCCCCCGAGGTGATTACCAACTATACGATCGCGGGGAATGCCGACATCGCGACTACCAAGCTAGCCCAAAGGGTGCTTGCTGAATCGATTGTCCCATTGACTCAGGCGCGGACCTGGGATGCAGTTGCAAGCAATTTGCCCGCATCGGCATCGAGCGACGATCTAGGGCTAGTCTCAGGCACTTGGGGAACCAATCCAGCCAGAATCACGGCAGGCGATGTTAAGACCCTTGGAGCGACCACCAGACGCCTCTATTTGGCAATCCCGATTCCGGCCAACTATGAGGACGGGCAGACGATCCAATTGCAGATCCGGGCCAAGATGGAGACGACCGTAGCGGATGTTTCTTGCACGATCGACGCAGAGGCTTACGTCGGCTCGGATGGGTCGCTATCGAGCGACCTAGTGACAACGGCGGCGCAGTCGATGAACAGCCTTACGGCGGCGGCTTACAACTTCACGGTCAACGCAACGGGCGTCGACCCGGGGGACTTGCTCGAAGTGCGTTTGTCGATCAGCAGCAACGATGCAGCGACGGCTACGGCGGTGACCCCGGCGATCTATTCAATCGCCCTCCTCTGCGATACAAGGGGCTAACGTGGCCAAAGAGATCGGAGCATACACGCCGAAACAGGCCAAGCGGATTTGGGAATCTGTGCAAGCTTTTGAGCGGATGGGGTCGACATCGGCAACGATGGCAATTCCCTACACACCAACTCCAATCTATTTCGTGAACAAGTCGACCGCAACGATCCCGGCTTACGGTTGCATCCAGATGAACGGGGCAAGCGAGATCGACGGAACGACCTATATCGAGGTCACTAGGCCGTTTGACTACAGCAATTCCGTTATGGGGCCTTTCCTGTTGAATGGGCCGGGCGAATGCTTGCCGGATGAAATCGGCACCGCTCAATGGGGGCCGATCTTCCGAGCCAAAAAGGATTCGTCGACATACTTGACGGGTACACGGATGGGGCCGGTGGAATCGTCGTTCAACCTCTCGAAGGGATGCCTGTTTACGTTCATCGGTGACGATGAGCAAGAGGACGATCTGATAAAGGTGATTGCTTGCGAGACGCCATTGCTGGCGGTGGCAGGATCCGGAATCGGTGCGAATACGAGCGGGACCGTGACAGCCAAACAACCAGCCAGCGGCAATTGGACAGCGGGGACGATAACCTATACGGCATGGAATCCAACGGGCGTGGCGATCGCTTCGGCGGCTAGCGTCTTGCTGTTTCCGGTCGATGCCAAATGGCTTGCAGTGGAGTTGTGCTAAATGGGCGGGATAGGTCGATGCTGTTGCACTTGCGAATGCTTGCCGATCGAGGATTTGCCGACCGTTACGATCAGCGGCTATACCGGCGGCGGATGGAGCGGTACTTGCTGCTACGAGCAAACCTTCACGCCGAACGCTACGCCAAGCTGGTCGAAAAATTGCAGCTCTTTACTTTACGAAGGCTCGGTACTTCAAGAATGCACAACGCTTCACACAAGGCAAACCAGGGGTAGCTATCGAGGGTTTGAGTATGGGCCATTGGGCGGCGATTGTAGCGATGTTCCAGAGGATTATTGTTGCGGCGGCAGCTACTCCCCGATAGCAGAAACACAAAGCACAGTAGCGTACACCGACAATGCTTTTATGGCGGTTTGGCGCAGACCCAAAAGTATCGTCGTTCGCATTAGCCAAGAGGAAGTTGACTGCGAAGGCGTTGAGGGGCAAACCGGCGGGTGCAAAATCGTTATTCGGTCTCGGTTCATTTACGAGTACGAAACGGCGATCTACCAAAACGGATTAACAAGCGGATCTCAAACGGTGACGATGCTTAATACCGATTGCTTCGAGGTAAATCCCGATTACGAAATTAGCATAGGCGCATCGGGTGCGATTGGTTGCAGCGAAGTACCAGCCGACCCACCGCCTTTTAGCGGGTCGAATTTATGCCGAAACTCAGGTGTGTTTGGTTTCGATCGAGTTCGATACTATGACGAAATGCCGACCGGGGCAATTCAATTTACAAACGCCGAAGTCCCCGGGTGCGAAGCTAGCTCTTGCAACTATGAACCGTACAACTACGCAAGCTCGGTTTGCATCAACTCACCATCTAGCCCATCTGCCCTCACGGGATGCTTTTTCAACGAGCCGTGCTACTGTACCGATGAAGTCACATCGGGCGGGCCTATCATCGAATCCGAAGCGGAAAACTGTTTCAGTGATGGGCTAGGGCAGACCCCAAACGTAACAGATATTGACGGGTGCTTTGACGATCCTTGCATCCCGGCGGTATCCTGCACGACGAATTTAACGATATGCGCGACCCCTGAATATGAATGCCCAGGCACGGCGTTTTCCGTCAACTGCCTAGACTTTGAAATCAACCCAGAGAATGAAGCGACTTGTTTTAGGCCGGGCGTAGGCTTTCCATTCGGAGATTTGTCCGCTTGCGGTTGCGGTATCAGCGTAGGCGATGCGGGCGGAACTACACCGCCGTACTTCGACACATCGGACTGTTTCGTGGGCAACTGCAACGAGGCTTGCTGCGATTTCCTCGACGATTGCGAATGCTGCTTACCAGATGGCCGATGTTTGCCTAAGTTCGCTCAAAAGTGGAATCAAACAGTTACCGCCCACACTCGAACCCAAACGTGTTCGGGTTTTTCAAGTCAATCAGTCTGTACAGGTGCTCCATCGTGGACAATCAATCTGTCGTAAACATAAACATGGACGGGACGCCATTCACCCCAGGCAAGCCAGCGCAGCCGCGATCTTTTACGATCACGATGGTAGGCGATCCACCGCCGACAATCAGCCAGGAGCAAGTAAACGCAAAGCGGATTGAGCGAACAATCAAGCAAGGCCAATTCGCTTGGGCCAAACTCCACAGCTATCGCGGGTGCGATCCTCAATGGCTAGATATTTGGCAGTACCTAATCCCGCAGCGGTGCGATTGCAAGGACGGATACCAGCGGATCCTTGCCGAGATCCCCCCCGACTTCTCGTCCCCCGAAGCATTCTTTGCCTGGGGCGTTCGACTGCACAACGCAGTCAACGCGAAGCTTGGCAAGCCTGAAATCACGATCGAAGAAGCCTATTCTATTTGGAGCAAATCAGATGGCTTGGAAGTTAAAACGAATCTCGAACAACGTCCATGAAATAACGATCGACCTAAGCAGAAACAAAGACTGGGAGCAATGGGTCTTGCTTCGGTCGGATGTTCACCACGATAACCCGAAGTGCGACCAAGACCTAGAGCGGCAGCACTTGCAAGAGGCCCTTGATTACGATGCCCCCATCATTGACAACGGCGATTTGTTTTGCGCGATGCAAGGG